AACGCTTGGCATAAGCCGGGCGACGATTGACGTGGTATAGGATTGATTTTCACGCATGACGAGCGAGGTTGTCGCCTCGGCTTCATGCCATTGTTAGTTTGCTTTTTGGGAGAATCGTAGAATGCCAAACAGACCACAAGATCCGCCAGAAGGATCGTATTCGCTGCACATGGCTATGGGAGTGAATAGACCGACGAGCCCGCCACCTCCGCGTAAGAAGGAACCGATGACAGATTATGAGGCCATGCGACACAACTGGATGAAAGCCGTTGAGCAAAATACGAAAGTGCGAAAGCACTGCGAGGCGTTAAAGGAAGAAGTTCGGCGGCTGACGATTGCAATCGGGAAACATGAGTGTGCAAATTGTGGGGCAGAGCGATCAGAAAGCCGCGTGATTCACGAAGTGTCGAGCGATCCAGTGTGCAGTGAGTGCGGGGAATGCTGGCTTTGAGTTGTCAAACTAACTATATGTTATCCAAAACTCACTTTTGAATAACACGCTAAACTCACCACAAAACACAGCGAGCCGGTCAGATTGTCTCTGCCGGCTCTCCCGTTTGCTGTGCTGTTGCTGGCCTGCTCCAGCGGGTAACTATGACGTGAGTTCAGGGCAATGGCCCAACTACCAATGTTGGATGCGTTAAGGGTTTTTTCAATGCGTAGTTGTAACAATTTGCAATGATCACATCGCCTGCCACCAAAATGTGATTGTTTTTTGACAGCGAGGCAAACCGCGATGCAGCCTCACCAATGTCTCGCTGCCACTGCACAGTGCTGTCACTTGTTTGCACTGCCGCTATTGCTCGCTGGATTCGCAGCGTTGCATTTCGGTACTCTATCGTCATGCGGTAATCGTTCGGCATCAAGCTGTATGTCGTTTCATCACCGGGAGCATTTGCTGCGGTTCCGACTATTGTTATTCCTTGTGCGTACACTGGCACTGGAGTTATCGCGTTGTCTCCAGTCGAGGTGAATGCTATCTGTAGTACCGGAAGCCCTGCACTGTTGTTGCCCAGCAATGTTTTTAAATCTGCGTCTACCGTTGCTTCACTTTCGCCGTAACTGTACCACGGAGTTGCGTGCAGAGCGGGAGACGACGTCGGACCAAATCGCAACCGCCATTCGTAATTCGGGTTCCAGTATGCGAGCAGCCCGAAGGGGTAGATCGTGTGGCGACGATATGTTGTAATCGGGAAAAAACCATCTCCACCAGCCTCTACATTAATGGACGTTGACACAAAAGTGGATGAAAATACTCCAGCAAATACACCATCGAGTACCTGTCCATCGACTGCTAGGTCTGTGCCGGCGGTTATCGTTATTATTGCGTCAGTACTGATATATCCGAAGGGGTTTCCGCCCAGCAGCCACCCTCCTGGGGCGTCTCCGCCGGTGTTGGGCATCTCAGTAAACTGTTCTCCTGATGTTGATTTTCCACTGCCTATCGGCTCGCCTGTGATTCCAAGCAGTGAGGACGATCTGAATATGGAACTGTACTGGGCCTCAAATGCTGTGTTTCCATATCCGTCGAGTGTACCACTGCTTTCGTCTATAATTGCATGTGTCCTGTTTGCCCCAGACACGACTGTCCGTGGACACGACATCACAATCTTACCGTACCCCAGACTGGACAGACTCAGCGTGTCCGGGGCTACCGCCAGCGTCCATGAGTAAGTGCCGCCAGTAATGATTCCGCCAAACCCATCCGACGAAAGCGAGAAGCTCCTGATGTGCCGAATGCTGGACACCAGTTTTTCACCGATCAGGTTTCCACTAGATGACCAGCATGGTAATCGCGTTCCATCATAGGTTGATGATTCAATTCGCCCAACGATCTGTCCGGTTGTCAGGTCATACAATGAGCTTGCGTACGACGTCAACTGATACATTTTTATGGTTGTAATGCTCGTGAATTGATCTGTCGCCGATGCCCATTCTACTTCTATATCCACTGCTGCCAGAGTTAAAGGCCCTCCTGACACTGCGGCAGACACAACATTCGGCAGCGTCTCTAGTGCTGTCTCAATAGTTGCAGCCGATGCGTTCCAGTCAACATCGACGTCCGTTGCTGCCGACGTAAACCGAACGTATGACTGACCAGTTGTCTGACCCGGTCTTGCCGGAGGAATACGATAGCGACTTGTGGTTGATTGTCTCCAGGCGTCGAACATCACTATCTGCAGCGTTGCATTCGCCCCGCTCGGCATAGTCCTGAAAATACAGATACCGTCGTCGTTACATGTTGGCAGTTGTGTTCTCAGTAGTCGCGGTGTGTAGGTTGGTATTCCGTGGTACGCATAGCCTGAAGTGCCGCTACGCAGGACAGACAGTAGATCAATGTCGGCCACTAGAGTTGTCATCGTTCCGTCAGTTGGATCTACCTCAACTGCATCAACCGCCCATTGCTTATATCGTCCTGTCGGTGCTGTTCCGGTTTTTGCTGGAATCGATGTTGTATTTGTCCCATTGGAAGATGTCAGCGTGACGAGTCCGGCGACTGTCCACGGTGCCGTAGTACTAATGTCGCGAAGTCGTAACGCACGCACAGTGCCATCTGGAGATTCGAAAATATCTAAAAGTTTATCTTCCCACAGAAACCCGCCATCAGCATCAAATGCCTTGCATGATACCCAATCAAATTCTACGCAATCACAACATAAGCCAAACGGCATACATCACCTCGCCGCCATTGCTTCACAGTCGCCCATAAAATACCAGTGCCCGTCAATCCAGCGAGCCAGGCCGAACGTGTCCGCCTCGTAATCCTGAGCCTCTGAGTGATTCCACACTGTCAGCTGCTCGGTTGTCTCCGTGTACTCTTCGTCTGTTGGTGACCAGATGCAGCGTGTGGCGAGACAGCTGGTGGCACCTGTCAGAGCGTGCGTTGCTACGCCAAGGGCTGCGTCGAGGATGACGGCACGGTCTGCCTGCACGCCGAAGTGCCGCGGATTCTCTTTGCCGCCTCCGGTCTGCTGCCGGACGATTCGCACGGTCTCGCGAATGTCCCGCATTTGCCCGCCAGTGAGCATGTAGCCTGCCATCGACTCAGCCTCCGTACATGCAGATCCGAACGTCACACGCTGCCGTGTTTGCTTTCATGTATAACGTTTTGCCAGCGTTCAGCCGAAATGGTCCAGCCACGTCGCCTGATTCCATTTTACCGCCGTAGTCTGCTGTTGTGGTGCCCCACTCAACGTAATTGGCACCGATGTTATACATGATCAGAAAACCGTTCGTTGAGATGTCTCCAAACGTCACGTTTTCCTCAGTAGTACCAATCGACACCACCTGATCGAAATGTCGCTTCAGCGTCTGGTCTCTCTGAATCAGCACCGCCGGGAATGTGTGGCTGTTCTTCGTGTTGACGGAATCTGCCCGCGACATTGCCACCTGAATCGAAATTTCGTTTGTCATCTTTTTCGCCTATGCCAGCGGAAGCGTGTTGAAATTGAATGCCGGGTATACATCCCAGTCGCCATAGACAACTGTGGATGGCGTTGGATTTGCCAGCAGCGTTCCATCGGCTTTTAGGCACACTGGATTCGTTGGATCAGTTCCGTCATCAGATACAGCCTTGACTAGATCGCCTGAGCCGTTGCGATACCGAAAACCAACCTCCATTGGTTGCAGATTCCAGCCGTCTTTGTTCAATGTCATCTGCATTGACATTTCACGATATCGAATGCCGTTTCTGATCTGCCATGCGCCGAGTTTTGGAGCTCCCAGCTTCGCCATCCCGGTTGGCACAGTGATACCATCGACCGTGAATGCCGAACTATTGACCGCATCCTCTGCCGTGATTATCCACGTTGGAACTGATGAAACGTTTTTGCGAATAGACACAACTCGCCGTGTTCGCTCTCGCATGACGTTTTCGTATGGGTCGCCGGCTGAATTGATAATCGCGTCGCCAGTGTTATCGTAAACTGCGACCTCCTCAAATTTTTCGCCGTCCCACTCGATCTGGGCCGGTTCGAAAACTGGATTCTCTGCCAGCTCATACACGCTGTCGTATTCTTCGGTCACAGTCCAATTCGCAAACCCGTCTTGCGCGTCTGGTCCATCGACAGAAATGTTGATGCAATAGGCATATGGGTCTGTGTCGTGGCCTCTGCCAATCGGCGTTACACTCGGATGTGAGCCAACAAGATATTCGTTTGCATCCGCCTGCGTCTCTGCGGTGAACTGCTTTACAATCGTGTATGTGCGAATGCCTTTGGAGTTCTTGCCACTGCGTTTGCGAATGCCGTTGTAAACTATTGCCATTATGCGAACTCCGGAGCGAACTGCGGCACGACTGGCTTTGTTTCTTTAAGTGCCTTCACGATTTCCTTTGTCTGCTTTTCTGTGGCCTTTACAACTGGATCACGCTGGTTGCGGTTTGCCAGCAGCACTTTCCATGCGTCAAGGCTTCCTTTTTGCGAAGCACCAGCAACACCTGCAGTTGTTTCTGTTTTTCCCGCATTCGCTTTTGTCTGGTCACCAATAAAAGACGTGTTGAGCGCCGCAGATGTCTTCGTGACGTCCGTTTGCTGTGCCGCTGCTGCGCTGGCCGCAGCTGTGGCCCTGTTTGCAGCGTTCTCTTCCAGTGCTTTATTGACGTCCTCAATGACAGCCTTTGTTGCACTCGATAGCTCAGGAGCCTGAAAAGCTGTAGTTGCCTGCATCGGTTTATTTTGCACCGCGGCAATATCCATCATTTCATCAGACAGTCCAGTTTTGTACGCTAGCCATTCCCCGAGCTGCTTTCCGGTGGTGTTCAGTTTCGTGAACATGTTTTCCACCATCGCGCCGATATTCGCGATCAGCACGTTGGCGTTTTCTGTCAGCCATGAGAATGTTGCTGACGCAAAGCTTGGGATATCTTCAAACAATCCCGCCCAGATATTCCCCATGTTGCCGACCAGCACGCCGAACACTGTGCCAAGGTCCATCATGAAGTTCTTTGTATCGTTGTACCATGTGCCGATGGTGCTCAGTGCTGTGCTGAAAGCAGTGCCGATACCATCAGCAGCAGACACAAAGTTCGTGCCCCAGACAAGAAGCTCATTAGCGACCGGAAGCAGCTGCGCGCCGATCTGTGTGCCGAGCAAATACACGTTGTCGACGAACGTGGAAAATCTGCCTGCCGTTGTGGTGCTCAGTTCCGACATCATGCCGCCGAACTTTCCTCCGGGCCCAGCCAGCGCCGCCAGCCCCTTCTGCAGTTCCGGGAATCCAATCTTTCCCGATTCCACAAGCTTTTTAACTTCGCTTTCAGATACGCCAAACTGCTGGGCCAACTGTCCAATAATCGGGATACCTCGCCCGGTGAGCTGGTTGATATCTTCCGCGAATAAGCGACCCTGCACCTGAGCCTTTCCGTAAAGTTCCGCCATTTCGCCGATTGGTGTTCCGGTCGCCGCTGCGATATCACCGAGCATCCGCATCTCGTCGAACACTGTGGACGATGAGGAACCGAACGCCAGCAACTGCTGAACCGCGTCACCGATCTCCATTTTCTGGAAAGGTGTATCGGCCGCGAACTGATCCAGTTGCCCCATCACACGGGACGCCTCGTCCGTGCTGCCGGTGAGAACCTTCATTTTGATTGCCAGCGTTTCTGCGTCTGCAGCCAACTTCATCGCGCCAATAGCGGCAAATGGCAGAGCCCCTGCTGCAAATGCACCAACGTTCTTAAAGGCTCCGCTAACACTTGACCCCATCGACTTGACGCCCTTGGTTACACCTCCGGTTAATGCAGTGCCAGCCTTCGCACTCACTGCTGCAGTCTTTGCCAGCGTCGCATTCAGTCCGCCTGCAACCGCGCGTGCCGTTTGCATCGGGCTTATGATCGCACGCATAGGCAGCGTCAACAGGCTGATCGCTTTGGCTGCCGCTCGGCCGACGATCCCCATCGAATTCAGTGCGGCAGTTGTTGCTCTTGATGCAGCACCGAGGCCCATCAACCCAACGAAAAGCACCTTGACTTTCGGAGGAAGAAATCCGAACAGCTTCGACAGTATTTGCAACTGCAGTTTAAACGCACGGAATGTGACATACAACTTAACCGCGCCGCCCGCCAGTCCCATAAATGGCCCGAGCACCTGCAGTGCGGCCGAGGCCATCATTTTGAGGGAGCTAAACACGAGCCCGAACGGCTTAAGCAATAACCTCGCAACGCTCATCCCAATGCTGCCGATTGTCGCCAGTACACTGCCCATTGCCCGCAGCGGTATCAGCAGCACCCTGGCACCATCTGCAGCGAGCCCAAATGCATAAGCCATTGTTGTAGTGGCTTGCCGTGCTGCGATAACTCCGACCAGCAGACTCGTCAGCCCTTTACTGGCCACGGCTGTTCCTGTGGCAAGTGCCCCGCTGCTGCCAGCAGCCAGAGCCAGCCCGGTAGCCATCAATTGAGTGGAAGACGCTGCCACGTCTGCGACCGTTTCCATGTCGCGCAGTGTCGAAGTGATCTCTGTCGTTGCGTCATGCAGATCGGTCATCGAAGTTACTGTCGTGACCAGATTGTCTTCCAGTGTTGAACTGAAGGTGAGGCTGTTCAGGTCAGAGACAGCGTTAACCGTTTTCGTGGCCACTGTAGTCAGTTGCGTCAGGGCCTGCTGTGACTTCGCAATTGGCGAATTCAGGGCCTTTGTCGTCGCGCTGATTCTGACTACCAGGTCACCGATAAACGCCACACGTCACCCCTGTTTTCTTGTTGCCATCGCCAACATCGACTGCACCTGTGCGGCTGTTGCTGGCTTCTCTTCCGGCTCCAATGGTGACCAATTCACACCATGCACAATACACGCTTTTTTCAGGTCTGCCGGTGTCAATGGATGCTCTTTCGTTGACAGGAAAGACGCACCAATCGTCGCCAGCAGTTCCACAACACCCGCCATTCCGATCGGGCTGATACGATCTTTTGCGACCCAGATATCCAACTGCTCGACTGTCATTGAATCCATCAGAGCATCGATGTCAGCAACACCCCAGGCTTCAGCGAGTTCCGCAGCGATTAAATATCTGCGGTCGCTTCTGAGTTTTTTTCCGCCGCATCCACGGCTTTCGTCGATGTCCCGTTAACACGCTGGCATGCGTCGAAAATACGCTCCACGATTGCCACGGACTGAAGGCCGAGTGATGCAACATCCTCCAAGGTGAAAAGCCGGCTGCCTGATTCGTCGACGCAACACGCAACCAGCATTCGCTCCCGCATTTGCTTCTGTGCCCGCGTGTTGTGCTCGCCCTTCGTGACGAACTGCATATCAAAAGCACCTTTGTCGCGGGCAGTCATGCCTTTGACGGTTACCGACACACCTTCACCGAGTTCCGGCAGTGGTACAATTTCCGTCGGGGTTACAACAGGGGTCAGCAGCAGTTCGCGGACGTTAATACTCATGCGGTTTCATCATCTCCGTAATCAGAAAAAATCTCAGCAGTTTCCTCGGCCTGTTTCTTTTCCAGAACAATCTCAGCCATTTGACGCATCAGCATTGGATGCCCGGTTTCTTTTGCCAACGCAATCTGTTCTAGACTGAACATCGCAGCACACTCGTCGTCAGCCGGTTCTGCTAATCCGCAACCAACGAGCTTATAGACGTCAGGTCCCTCAATCTCCAGTCCGGGAAGTCGCATGCGTTTTCCGTCGATAACAGTAAACGTGCCTTCTGGTGCTCGCGAGCTTGCTTCATGCGGAAATGTGATGCGTACTTTCATTGCTTCTTACCAGCCTATTACGTTGGGTACGTCGGGTTGCCGTTGAGCGTGAATGTCACGTTACCCTTTACGCCGTCATCCTTGGCAACAGTGATTCCCACTTCAACGCCAGCAATCTTAAACGGCATTTCCGTTGCGCCCGTGTCGGCATAAATCACCTTGCCGTCGAGCTGATTTGCCACAACCGTTGTCGGCGTGGTGATTTCATCTGTGATTGCCTGATGACCGGCATTTGTCGGCAGCCAGAAAAGCTCTGCAGAGATGTCCGGCGGGGTAGAAAACCCGGTCGCCTGACGAGCCATTCCGCTGGTATTTTGATTCAGAATAGTGGCGTCGAATGTCTCAGACTTTCCGCCGGATACCTCAATACTGAGCACTTCCGCAACTGCGGCGAGTGAGCCGGCAACGTCCATCTGAAGGACAGTTCCTTTTGATACTACTGGCATATCTTTTACCCTTTCACAGTTATGTGAAACAGTGGTTTCATATTGGCAATCGACTCAGCACAGTGTGCCTGAATCGAATTAAAAACGTCCTGCTGTTTTCTCTGCCAGGCAGAGGTAACGATTTTTTTTGTGCGAGTCCCTGACGTTGGAAATCGTTCAGATGACGGAAAGACAGTACCACTGAAGCCAACCAAATCGCCGTCACTGTGAACTATCCGGCATGCTCTCCTGGTTCGCTTTCGCTCTGGTGGAATAGTCGACAGCAAATACCTGACGAATTCCACAAGACCAACCCGAACTGATTCAGATGCAATCTGGTTCAGATCATCTTTCACCTGCTCAAGCATGTTTCACCTACAAATACGGCTGCTGCGCTCCGCTCAAGTCGAACTGATTCGAATGCTGCTGCTGATCAAAACGCCGCCGAATACTGAATATCGTCGAGCCGAATTCATCAGGTTTCGCTCCGTAGACGTCAAACAACTCATCTGAGTATCTGACCTTAATCAGATCACCAATCCCATCTGTGTCGACGTACGCCCGCAGGTCTACGGTCTTCACTGACACTTTGCCCTGCAGGTCTGAAAACTCTTCACCTGATGGGATCTCATCCAAGTCCACGAAACACGAAAACCTAATCTCCGTACCAGTCCGATCGATGAAATCAACTGGCTGGTTAAACTCCCGCCGCAACACTGGAGTTGCATGGTTGCGGAAGAATGTGGAGAATCGAGAACTCATCATCCACCACCCGGAGGAACCAGTTTTGTGAAACGCAAACCGAAATGAGCTTTGGCTGATGCTGTTTTCTGTGCAATGTGCCGATCCGCTTCAATGAGATCCCTGATCGGAACTCGCGTTGCGGAACGTCCGTTTTCGCTGGAAGTTTGCACCATGTTTTTCGCAACCGATTCGATGGCATCGCCGATCGTTTCAATTACTTCTTCTTCGTCCATGGCTTCACCTCGCAGCGATTACGGTCCTATCACACATATGGCTGATGCAGAACGCGGCAGGTTGTATTGGCCCCGCCTGCACCGTCATCAACAATGAATCCGAACAGGGCATTGTTTGTGCTGGTCGTCGTGACTTTGTTGTTAGTGTCATCCCACCACACCTTCGCATAGTTGGCAGCGTTGTTCAGGTTGGTTGCATCATAGATGCCGCCACCTGCTGCAATTGCGCCAAGAATGCCGCTTTCGGTATCAGTGTGGACAACGCCACATGTCAGCCCGGTTGTATTCCCGAGCAACACAACGTCGCCGGCTGTGACGTTAGCTCCGGGCGTGTAGTCAATCATTCGTGGTTCGCCGTGGCGATAGGTTACCTGTGCCATTTATGGAATTCCTTATTCAGGGTTTGAAACGAGTTGAGGCGGCCGCACGATCGCCAGCGTTTTGTGCCGAGCGACCATCTCACCACCAAGAGAAATCAGTTCATTCACAGACTCAGTGACACCCTCATCAAACGTGTCAGATTGGTCCACCTCTTTCGGGTGCAGTCTGTAATCATGGAACGCGATCAGCCCGCCTGGCCTCAATACGCTCAACGCTTTGTCGATGTCGCTTTTGACCGACTCTGCCGCATGGTCACCGTCGATAAACACCAGGTCAAACTCAGCACCACTCAGGCTGTCGTCTGGATGCCGTACGGTCACCTTGTCCCAGATTTTGTACCGTTCACAACTGGCCTGAAACGCAGGCAGCGTGTTGTCTGGAATCGGCGTTGACCTACCGTCGAAGTAGTCCACAGCAGTGACAGATTTAGCTGTTCTTCCGATGCAGACTGTCGACAGTCCGCAGTAGCTCCCGATTTCCAGGACGTCCTTACCATCAGCCAGCTCAGCAAGTGCCCTGCCCTCTTCTGGAAATAGCCAACCGTTGATGTCCATCGGAAATTGAAACGGCAACTGGCTCTCTGACACTAAAGCCTTGTCGTGCTGATCACCCCACGCACGATAGTTGACGAATTCCATCGACCCGCGATGAGTAACCTGAATCTTTCTCGTTGCACCGATTTTCAGATTCAGCTCATGGCATAGCCGAGAAAAATACCAGTCTTCTGGTTCCACTTCAGCTTCATAGCGGTCTGTGGCGCGATTGAAAACAATCCTGTCATTGATTGTGAAATGCACCTTGCGAGCCCATTCAGGATCGAACTTACACACCCAGCAGCCAGTGTTGTTCAGCAGTGGCCCGCCGATATCTTTGCTCGTGAATGTCTCTGGGAGGCTCATAACCTCCTTAATCGTCAGTCGACATTTAGGACGCCAGGTTGTTTCACCGTCAATCGCCGTGCTTGTGACGCCTTTCAGGTCCTTGATTGGAACCACAACGCCAAGCACATCAAGATTGTTGGCCTCCATTTCCTCGATCAGAGTATCCAGCCATCCATCTTGTGGCCCGACGTCATCATGCAGCATTGCAAAATACTGCACATTCTGCCCGCGGTGACACAAATTGAGAGCGGAACACCACAGACCGTTGAAATTTGCGGCCAGCAGCGACCCTTGGCGATACTCCACGACGACATTTCGCATGTCGCGTCGCGCACGCCAGAGCCCTCGCCCTGAATCTGCTGATTGCAGCCCATAGCCCGGCATTCCAACAAAAGTTTTTGGCGTGCTGTCCGTCACTCACTCACCCTTGATTGCTGGTTTCTCGGGAACTGCTTCGATTTTCTTTTTCGACGCCTGCACTGGTGCCGCAGCGACTGCCTCAACGGCGAGTCCGGCGTCAATCAAAGACGCTGCAAGGTTATCGCTAACCTCGCCCGTCTGCCCTTCCATAAGTTCACAGCCGAACCTTCTGGAAGGATTTCGAATCATGGTGATTTTCATAGAACAACCTGCTTGGATACCTGCATTTAAAAACTGACCGGGCTGGGGCCTCCAACCCGGTCACGCTGCCAGTCTCTGGCTATCAGCTCGCACCGCCGTCTGCTCGGACGCCAGCACGGTACTCCTGCAGATTGACGCCGACGGAAGATTTGCCGCGCATCTGGATACCGAGCACATTGAAGTCCGCATCTGCAGTTTCGACGATTGGCTCAACACGGCCATTGAGTGCAGCAATTTCGATGACTGGCATATCCATCGGATCGGCCAGCATGTACCACGCTGCGGCTGAATAGCCGGTGTAAGATGAGTTACTCATATACGGAGAACTCTCCACACGGAAGCGACCTGCGAACACGTTGACGTCTGACTGACCAGCTGTGTTCCCAGACTGCACGCGGCTCATTGCATCGGTCAATGCAAGAGCTTTGTTCTTCAGTGCGGTTGGCACAAGCAGGATCTTAGCCATCAATCCAAGCGGCTTTCCGTCTGGGTCTGTCTGGTTGTTGAAAATCGTTTCGGTTGCATCAAGGCCACCAATAGTCATGTCAGCAACGCCCTCATTGACGTTGGTTCGGCCGCTGGTGAAGAATGCCGAGTTGTTCAGGAATTCCGTCCAGAACAGATCGTTGAGCTTCAGAGCAGCACCGCGACCCAAACGCTGTGGCGTTGCGGTCAGTGCCCCGAGGTCATCATTTACGATGTCCTTTTCGGTGATGGCCAGCATGCGAGCGTAGATATCAGCCTGATTTGTGTAGGACTGATTTCCAAGGGTCCCGTGCTTGATCTGCCCATCGGCCCCGAGCTGCTCGTACTGCAGATCCCCTGTCAGCGACACGGTTGTAATCTGCTTGTAGTCGCGAACATTTTTAACCGGTGCAATGCTCATCGGTGTCATGTCGACTGAGTTCCAGCCGATCATCAGGAATTTGTTCGCAACGTTGCTCAGAATGGTGCTGATTGCGATGGTTGAAAACCCAGTCGCGTTGATCATGCGGCCGTTCATATTGAACGCTGCACGCTGAACATTCAGGTCCACCATGCTGGAGTAGTTCGACCGATACCCATTCTGCTCAGCAGCCAGAATGATCATCTGCCGCAAACCGATGTTGCCACGGAAGTGATCATGAGCCAACTGCAGAGTCTGGTCGTCGAACATCTTTTCATGACCGGGCAGGCGTCCAGCCTGACAGACAGCAGCTTCCACGATGCGGCTGTTCAGTTTCTGGTTTGGGCCCACATGAATCGGTGTCCTGCTCTGTGGTAGTTGCGATTCGTAAAACTTCAGGCGGAATTCGTTAGTATCCATTCCAGCCTCAATCGCGTGGTTGGCGAGTTTTTCGATATCCGCAATCTCATCAACGCTACTGTTCCGAAGCTCAATCTGACGTTCAGCGAATGCGTTGATCTCCTGCCGTCGCTGTGCCTCAATGCGACGTGCCTCGAACGGATCTGCAGCGTTGATTTTCTTCGGCTTTGCTGTATTTTTGCCGTCGTAGTTTGCCTGAAGTCCGGCGAGCTGTTCCGTGGTGAGCGTGTCGGCATCGAAACCCATTGCTTCGATCCATGTTTTGAACTTCGGTTCCATTGTATTCCCCTTATTTGTGGTCGAAGCAGCTGTAGCTGCGATGGTTGCGGTTGTATTGTCATCAGCACCGTGGCTGACGAACGCAAAACCCTTGAGAGTTCCAGCCCGCGTGATATACGCCGGCCCCGTAAACTGCTGACCGTTGACGGTCGCGGTTTTTCCTTTGGCGAGTTCCTCGACTTTCGACGGAACTACTTCCAGTGACGCCTGCCACTGGTAGCCGTTGTGCGCTGAGTTGACGACTTCATCACGGGCCGGTGTGGCTGCTGTAGCCTTGCCATGTGCGACCAGTGATGCGCCGTCGTTAATTACCTCGAAGTTGCCGACTCGCTTTGTGCCGTCATGGTCGAGATTGGCGACCAAAACGTTTCCGGCCTTGAGGCCAGATAGGTCCACAATGACCGGCAATTCCCAGCCGTTAATATTCAACGCGCCGCCCGTGTAAAACGTCGATGAAAACGACTTTGGCCCATCGCTGGCATCGCCTTCAGCCGCAGTGATGCTGACCGGGGCCGACATGCCGATGATTTTTTCTGGCTTCTTAGGCATTTGCCTGTGTCTCCTGTGGCTGCGGTGCTGCCGCTGGCGTTTCTGCTGACTTCATGCCGAGCAGCGTTGCGACGATCGGGATGACGTGCTGTGGCAAATTCAGCAGCAGGTTGATTCGTCGCTGCTCGTCAACTGACACCCCGTTGTATGCAGCGGCTTTTACCAGTTCGTCTTCTGGATCCATCCCAGAAGCGACATACTCAGACGCTAGGTTTGATGTGCCGTTTTTTAGCTTCTTGTCGGCTGCGTTGGCTTCTGCCTCGATGTCGGCAACTTGATGCTTTGGCCAGTCCCATTCATGAGCTTTGGCCCGCTCGCTGATTGCGTCAGGATTCCCACCGAGCCAGCCAAACGTGAGTACTGCGATTTCAAACCATGCGTTGAACATGGTTTCCAGAACGCAGTCCTCGCAATCGGCTCTGTCAACGTCCAGCTGCGCGTAATATGTCTGATGATCCAGCCGGCCGGAGGCGTAGTTGTAAGACGATGAATCACAGGCCGCCTTGTTGTACGGCATTGACTTTGGTCGTGCCTGCTCGTTCACAAGCGACTTTGAAAACTCTGCATGCCCTGCTGTCGGCTGCTCCGCTTTAGGCTGGAACGCTCCATAGCCAGCGGGCAGTGCGGTCATCATTCGCTTTTGAATATCCAGCGTCGACAGCGGGGAAACGCTGTCCATTTCATCCGGTTCAAACGTCGTCTGAATAAATAGCGAGAAGTCCGCAATGTTTTCCGCGGCTGCCACGGTAGCTTCACGCCATCGTCTGGCAGATGCCCCGAGATTCAGCGTCGATGAGCACTCTGGAATGCCCCGATGCTGTCCTGGTCTTCGCATCTTGAACCAATGCGTGACGTATTTCGCCATCACCTGCTCAGGCGTCTGAACCACGTTCTGATAATGACTATTGCTGCCGGGATGATATTTCAGAAAGTCGTAACTGACTGGATTGCCGAATTCATCGAAGGCGATACCATCGATTTTTCCCGGATCTCCGTAATGCAGGTATGGCGTCTGGCACTGTTCCGTTTCGTGCAGCACCCAGTCGAGCTTAACGCGGTGGCTGAGCCCGTTGTTTCGTCGGAGAACTCCAAACGCTTCGCCGTCCTGATGCTTGGCATGAGCCAGACACCAAAGCTTGCGTCGGAATTGAATTGCTCGGCACCACTCGTACCACGCGGATTCAACCATTCGATTGAATCCCTCAGATCCTGACTGCATTCGGAGCGATGGCCCGCGTCCGATCAGGTCCGTGGCGTAGGTTGTCGCGATGCCGTCTGAATACCCGTTGTTTGCGATGTCGTAACGACTTCGGCGAACCAATGTCTGCCGGACTGCCGAGGAATTGGCTGAGTCCGCATCGAGCTGGTCTGATGCCGCCCAATAGTTGGCGAACTCATCCGATGTTCCGGCTGCGTCGTATTTCGCCTCGACCGATCGGAAGGATTTCGACCGTTCCTGTAGTCGATTCACAAACTGCTCAGCCAGCGCCTGACGCACCTTGACCCGTGACCGTGGAAACGGCCGGCCATTCACGTCCAGGATGTGCGGGGCAGATGCTTTGATCATGCCCGCACATTAGCGGGTGATGTCTATGCTGTGGGAAACGCTGTTGCGTGTCGCTTCCAATGTTGGAGAGCGCAAAAAGGCGACTGAGTTTCCTCAGCCGCCTTTCAGGTCGCGTCATGTCGCGTCGCGTCTAGTCGAGTCGTGTCCAGTCCAGTCAAGGTAATCGCGAGCCACCAGTTGGAAAGTCTTGTCGCGTCCCGTCATGTCCCGTCTTGTCATGTCATGTCTTGTCCAGGTAATCGCAAGCCACCAAAAGTCTTGTCTCGTCGCGTCCCGTCCCGTCGTGTCGCGTCTTGTCCGGTCTTATCTTGGTGAATTCACCCACCGAACAGTTTCAGCGTTTCACCAATAGCCATCGGTGACGTGCTCTTGACTGCGGCCTCAATTTTCTTTGTTGCCTTACTGCTTCCAAACAACTGGATGGCACCAAACTGAGCACTCATCGTCAGGTGCTTTTTCTTCGCCTCATCTGTCAGGTCATCAAACGGAACGTGCCTTAAATGCCGTAGCCCACGCCTCGCTGTTGACGCGATCCGCTCTCGATGACTATCGGACGCAAACGCCGCCTCATTCGTCGTCAATCGTCGATACCCTTCGTTCGGTACGCAGTCAAAAAATATCGACTCACCAACCAACGTGTGACGCGCGGTCATCATGTTCGATCGACAATGCAACCGAACATCTCGACCTAGCAACGTCGACAGTTCTTCATACGTCACGACGTCTCCCGGTTCCGTTTTTCTCAACCGGTTTTCCACTATTAGCGTGTCCTGCGACTTCGCTTGAATGCCTCGTTTTCCGTTCGTTATTTCTGCTTCTGCCATCGTCGACCTCCTGTAAAGTGAAGTGATTGAAAGTCTTGTCTCGTCCCGTCCGGTCCCGTCGCGTCGCGTCACGTCCAGTCGCGTCGAGTCTTGTCCTGTCGCGATAATCGCGAGCCACCAGTTGGAAAGTCTTGTCGCGTCTTGTCCGGTCTGGTCTGGTCTAGTCCCGTCAAGTCGTGTCCGGTCGTGTCCGGTCAAGGTTTGGTAATC